CTTTTAGCATCAACCGTACTAGGTGGTGTTATGAGCATATGGGGGCAGAACATTAAGTCCAAGCAAGAGGCTAACAAAATGTATATAGCTGCCCTAACAGAAGAAAGCAAGATCGTTGCTTCTGCAAGAGAACATGGTGTAAAAGATGTACACTTTGCATGGACCAGGAGAATCATAGCATTGTCTGCTGTATTCTCTATTATCGTGCTACCTAAGATAGTACCACTGATATATCCAGAACATCCTTGGATGGTTACTGTAGGTTATGCAGAGCTACAAGGTGGGTTTATGAATTGGATGTTTGGCCCAGATAAGGCTATGATGTGGAAATCATTTCAAGGCTTTGTAATTACCCCATTAGATACAAACTTAGTCGCTGCAATCACTGGCTTGTATTTCGGTGCAGGGTTCACCAAAAGATAAGGGGGAAAATTAATTCCCCCAAGTCTTTCTAAGTTACGTTTTTATTTAGCTTTAGTATAAGCCTAGAGTCCTCAATTGTTTTCAGATCTCCAAGCACTCCTAATCTATCTTGTACTATTTTAGGTAGTGATCCAAGAAATGCACAATTAGATGCAGTCTCCATAGTTCCGTAAGCATACTCATTGCCATAAGAATCTATGTAGTTACCTGTAACATTATCATATGGGCATGAACTGTCATGTATCCATTTCTTACTGTCTGCATAACTAAACCCTATAGCACTGATTAGCATTAATGCAGTTATAGATAAACCTATTAGTAACTTTACTTTAGGACTATTTTCATTAATCATTTCTTACTCCAATCTTCCACAATATAATCATACAACATATTTATCTCGTCCTCATTCTCTTCTATTAATTGGACTCGATCATTAGGCCAAGAATACTTTCTAGCATATTTCTTAGCTTCTCTTAACAAAGCAAAACCATTACTGGTTTTATTGCCTTCTGGTTTTGTTACTACTACTTTGTAGTACATATCACATTCTCCCTACATTGTCAAGTGTATTCTAAATAAACTTGTCAGTAGCGTAGCTAGAGCAAATGCATTTATAACCATTAATGCTCTATCATTCCATAACATCCCTACAATTAACCAACCACCAATACCTATTGAATGGAAATACAAGTTCAATGGGAAGATGTTGTTGGCAGTTAGTACTGTAGAAACCATTAGTATTATACTCGATACCCACTTGATATACCAATCAACGGTATATAATGGGGTTTTGGTAATAATTTGTATTCCTTTGTGGTCTTTCCACATTTTTTACTCAATTCTTAAAAAAATGACCTCGTAGGATAAGGTAGAAGAGGGTGTAAGCAATGTCTCTGGTAGGTAGTGTCCAGATTTTACCTACATCCTCTCTAGCCTAGCTTAAAATGGCTCTCAGAGGATTTGCCCTAAATTACCACTTAATTTCATCTTTTTTCTTTATAATTTCACCTGTTGAGCCTGAATCTACCCAACATAGTAACTGAGAGTTCTCAGGACGTATAATTGCAGCAGTCCAGGTTCCAGATGTAGTATTGTTAAATATAAATGTTATGTGTCCTCTGGATGATATTCCACGAAATACGATTTGTTCTCCGTGTTTATCTTGAATATACGTTTTAGCCTCTTCCAGACTTTTGCACCCTGCTCTTTCTGGTGCTTGACTATACGATGTGGAAACATTGAACATAAGCAAACATAAACCAATTAAACCTCCTGTAAGTATTTTAGTCATCTTAACCTCCTTTAAGGTTAGTTATTAGAGATATCCAACTTTCAGGAAACAATGGTAATATAATATCATGCCATTGACTTGCTAAATCTTGTATCTCTTGTTGTGCAGTAGATTCACTGCGTAAATTATATGCCCTAGCCCAAGCATACAATGATCCTGTTACATAATACTCAGTGTATGTTGACTGAGGTAGAACCATTCTAGCTTGTTCAGGACAAACATCCATACCTAGTAAATGTATATAAGTCCACTTAGCTTTATTAATAGACTGAACATATGCATCTATCATAACGTTATATGGATTTATATCTATAGTTTCTTCTGATGAGCCTTGCTTCCTATCATCAGCTTTCTTTCTCCACTCTGTAGGTATAAAGAACTCAGGAAGATCATCTACATACCTTCTACTAACTTCATTATAACTAAATCCAACAGTATGTTTGAACCTTTGTCTAGCTACAAAGAGAGGTACTTTCTCTCGCATTGTTATCATGCAATGTGTGAAGGGTGTGAAGTGTTCATTTCTTGCAAGGAAGTCTAATAACTTCTGATCCTTTGCATTAAGAAACACACCCATCTCTGATACACTAAAAGAGGACTCCTTGTTGAAGCTGACCCTCGCTGCATTGACTACTGTTAGATCCGTTCCCATTGAGTCTACTAAGGTAGCTTTCATCTTTACGTTCCTCTATTAAAAATCCAGGATAATATTTTTTAACTGCTTTATTCCAACATTCTTCTACTGTAAGTCCATAAGTAAACTGTCTTAGTTTTTTAACAGTAACTGATCCTCCATCACCGTATATAGATTTGATTGCTTTAAAATTAAGGTAGTATATTTCTTTTGTATCTAGAATAACACAAGCTACTATCTCAAAAGAGTTTTCATTATAGTAATGATTGTGTCTTTTTCTAACTCTAAATGTTTCTCCTATGTTAGATACCATAGCCTTAACTTGTATTCTAATAGGACGTTCAGTGTGAGAAATACAAACAATATCTGTGTCGGCTGCGTCTATATGATAAGCAGATATGCCCATCTCAGATAAGTTTGCTAGTATTATAAATTCACCCTGCTTACCTACTAGAGTTTTCTCTGGTTCAGGCATCTATAGTACTCCTTATTGTAGCCTCGTTGCCATTCCCTTGCTCTATCAGAAGTAGGAGGAAACGGATTGTTTTTGTTCCTCCTAAATCCGTTCCTACCCTGTTCTAGAATATCCCTCATAGGAAAAGGGTATCTTCTTTTATACGCCACAAACCCCTCCTGAGTTGGTAATTTCACAGATATCATGTGTCTCAACGGCTTCTTCAAATTCTGTTCCTAACTTATCTACTGCCTCACTGTAAGGTACTACAGAGAGAGGCTGACCACCACGGCAACCATCTGGATACACTGTAAATCCACGTAATCTATGTGCATATGATGCTAGTGTATTAGCAAAATCACTTACAGTATCCTCATTATTAAACTTAGATCCCCAAGAAGGCAGATTGATGGTAGAACTAATAGACATATCTACGTAGTCTTGCACATCTGCTTGAAACTTAATTCTTCTTTCGTAATCGTCTGCTAAGTCTAGTGCAGATTCAATCTTATCAGGATCAGCATCGTACATATCAATTAACTCTTGTGCTGCAGAATCTACAACGTATTGATACTTCCACTTAGTACCACCTGTTAAATATCTACGCTTATAAGCTACAGCAAAGATAGGCTCTATTCCACTGGAGCTACCAGCGAGTATAGAAATACTACCAGTAGGAGCGATAGCGCGGTTCGCAACTGGTCTTGATATGGATAACTCGTCAGCAAATTCCTTAGAGATGTTATCACTGACACCTTTATAGATTGACAACCACTTGTGTAGTTCTGGGGTAACTTCATACTTCTCTCCTCGTTTAACTAACCATTCGTGCATACCCATAAGACCTAAACCTAGTCTTCTGTTTTTCTCTCTAACTTTATACACTTTAGCATAAGGTAGTTCTGCTCTTAGCGTACCACAGATTAAGAATTTAGTAGCAAGTTCAACGACTCTAGCAAGCTCTTGAAGTGAATCAATGCGTCCAAGATTGACACTACCCAGATTACAAACATCACTGTCATCAGCAGAAGTAACTTCTGTACAAGCATTTCTAAGAGTATCCTTTTCATTCTCCATGAAGTTAAAGCTAAATCCTGGTTCAGCAGAAGTTAATGCCTGTTCAACATTCTTCATAAACACTTCACCAACATCACCTGTCTTCCAATAGTTCATCAACCATTCAGTATCATAATTAACGCTGATGTTAGTCATGTCTAAAGGTGCGCGGAAGTTAAAGTCTTGTTCTTTAATATCTTTAAAGGTAAATCCTGTAGTACCAACATTCATATCACCCCAATTCTTAGCAGTTAAGAAGCTAGGGATATCATTATGCTTCCAGTTAAGTGATGCATACATGGCTGATCTACGTGATCCTCCCTGCATTACATTAGCACCTATAGAGTTGATCATCTGCATCTTAGGTATCGGGCCAGATGCTAATCCACCTGAACCACCTAAAGATCTTCCTGACTCACGATAGATAGAATAATCTACTCCAATACCTCCACCAGTCATCAAACATGATTCTGCTTTCCAACTTAGATTTGCCCAATCTTCTCTTGTATCTTCTTCAGCAGATAATAGGAAACAGTTATTGTAAAATCTTCTATCTCTTCCTGCATAATAAATATATCTACCACCAGGAACAAACTTGAGATCTGTTATATACTTCTGTAGTTCTTTACGTTCTTCCTTACGCATCAAAGCTTCTTCACCTGCACGTAAGTTACCACATACATCTTCTACAAGTACCCTAGATAACTGCTCCCACGTATCGCAACCAGTGTGTGCGTACTTTAAGTTAAATATATCTTCAGAGAATTTGGATCTGAACATTGGATTCATGTTTGATTTAAATGTCATCGTTTACTACCACCTTTATATTATCTATGACTATACCTTCCAGAGCATCTGAAACAGCAGATGATATTAACTCTTTCATGTCTTCTTCTAATCCTGCCTTACCATCAACAGGAACCCAACAGGCATCACTATCTATCTGGGCATTTATATAAATAGATACTACCATATTATCTCACAATTGCCAATCTACTTCAGCTTCAACTTTAGCTAAAACATCTTGTTGTCTGGCAGTTTCTAATTTAGTTACAGCATCCATCGATCCTATCTCTCCTCCTAAACCTGCATAACCTGCTATATCAACCCAACTATCTTGATGAGTAGGGTTCTTAGCTAATCTTGCCATCTTAACCCATGCCATACACAGTGCTACATCTTCTCTGGTTACGTGTTTTTTTAATATGAGACTCCATCCTTGTGCTATATCATTGAAGTTAGTAAATGCATCTCCGTACTCCTTATCCCTATCTCCTGTAATAAGTTCACTTGCTTTTTTTAATATTATCTCTCTTGGAATCATTAATGTAACCTTTTTGAAAAGTTAGCGTATACGATGTTACCTTCTATTTTTTCTATCTTTTTAGCTGGTTTTATATTATACTCTTCTGCTAATCTTATAGATGCTTCTTCAACTACACTTTCTAATACTTCTCTAATTCTAATACCAATGTTTTCAATCATATCAGAACCATTAAAGTTACCATCGTATATCTGAAGTTCATTACGTTTCTTATCAAGTGTACAAAATACTCCATACGTATTGTCAGGTATAAGTATTTCGTGTGCTATTTCTTCGTCTTCTTCTTTGTCGGACATACTGTCAACTCCATAAAATCATCAGCATACATTAGTGCTAACGGACGTTTTCGATCACCTTTTAATATTGCTACAGGTTTTGTAGCTTTCATCATATTAGTCTCTGCTTGTTCTAAGGCAGCATATACAGCAAAGGATGATCTTGCTTTGCATTCAACTGTCCAAGGAAACAATCTACGTGCCAAAGGACTAAGACCTATATCAGGTCCATTAACTCCACCAGGAGTTGACGTAATATCATCATCCTCGACACCTTTAAGATGCTGTTGAAGGTAATTACGTACCCACTGTTGAAGCTTGCGTCCTTTAGCTTTAGCAGACGCTACACTTATTCTACTTGAAGACCGTGTAGTGGTGGTAGGCATTTGCTGACTTTGATTTAGGGTTGCGTTCATATTTTAGATCAGGCCAACAAGTATATCTAAAACTACAATAAGAACAAGTCATACTTAGTTTTCTATTACCTGTTGGTTTACGATAAAAGAACTCCTCTTCATCAGTAAATCCACGTACAAAGTTATCCTCTGTTGCTTCCTTATAACGATTAATAGTATCTTCTATCTTATTAGTATAGCTCTCTTCATCATCAGGATTAGCTTGAACTATTTTCATTTCACCTGATTCTTTACTAACAGCTATCCAACCACCTGCTTTTATTTCTGGAGTCTCTTCTCTCTCAGCCTTAGTATAACCAAACAACTGAGCGCAATATCCAAAGTCATCATTTTCTTTCAGTGCTTCATAAGAAGCAAACTTCTTTTCAAAAGCAAATCTTGATGCACTTTTTATATCCCATAGAGAATAACCATTACCATCTTTAATGATTAAATCAAGTTCTCCATTAATGTAATCTCCATCAGGAGTTTTGTAACCTACTCGTTTATTTAAATCTACTATTTCTACACCTGCTGCTAACAGGATAGCTACAGCAATTACTTCAGTCATATCTCCGTATAACATTTTAATACGAAAAGAGTTTGACTCAGGAGCTTTGGGCCAACCTAGTTTCTCTGCGTGTAACTGGCAGAATGGTTTGCCTACCTGAGACATAGAGGGAAGTTTAGCTCCCCCCTTTCTCTTAAAATTAAACTTACCTAACTTACTATTAAACATCTGACTAGCACGAAACACTATGTCATCTGGAATTTTAGGATCACCAGCAAGGTAAGTATCAATCTTTGTTTGAAGATCCATCTTATAGTGGGATCTCGTCATTGAGTAAGTCATCAAGATCAGTTTTAATTCCAGCAGGAACCATGTTCTCTCGCATCTTCTCTGCTACCTGATCATTCTCTACCTTAACAAGATCAATGAAGTTAGTAATGTACCCCCTAGTCTCATCAGTTAGGGGATGATGTTCTCCAAGTAAAGGGGTATACTTCAGGACAAAGTATTTGTTTGATCCTGTTTTCTTTAACTCATAACCAACCTTCATATCAAAGTTAAGAGGCATAGACTGTTGCCTAATCATGCTAGTCATAACTTTACTGATCTCCATAAAGTTAGATGGTCCTAGCTTCATACGAAAAGGAACATCCTTTATCTCTACCTTATCACCTGATGCAGCCGTAGGTTTATCCATACGTATTAGACCAAAGATATTTCTATATAACTTAGCCTTAGATGCTGTAGCGTATGCTACTGGATCAACTGCACGTAACTTCTCACGTTGCTTAGAAGGTATCCATCCACACTTATCACCACCATCCCAATCTAATGCAGTGTCAGAGAACTGCTTGAAATGCTGAGACATATTAGAAAACTTCTGAATATCGGAATCAAATACAGAAGTCTGCATTGTGTCTAGAAATATTCTGAAGTAAGTATCTTTAGCAAATACTTCTCCAAGATCAGGATGAGATAGTCCTATAGATGGTGCAGGTATTCCCTCTACCATATCTCCATCTATATCTGTAGTGCTATCCTTATTAATCCTGGCCCTAGCTAGTATTGGCCCTGAGTTCATGGTAGAATACAAGGCCGATAGATCAGTAGAATTACCGTCTATATTCATTAATTGATTCATACGAATCCCCTTTCATTAAATGAATGATGCTTATAGCATACTTTTATTATTTTGTCAATTAAAATCTTGTTGATCCATCCAATTATTTCCACGAGACATCTCTACTTCTAAAGGTATGTAGTCAGGTAAACCAAAGCGTTTCTTTGCTTCCTCTTGTGCATCTAACAAACACTGTGGGCCTATCTCCTTAACTATATCTATCTCATCTGGATGAGTATCAATCAAGACGCTATCATGTACTGTATTGATTACTACACTTTGTAATCCTTTCTCTTTCAGTTTGTTAAATAATAATATCACACCTAATGGTACAATCTCTGCTGTAGCTACAGACTGAACAGGATAGTTTACTATCTGTGTTTTGAAGTTAGCATTACCTGATCTGTTTCTCTCACAGTCAGGGAAACTAAACTGTCTACCTGTAGCAGTTGTCACTACTTTGGTTGAGATGGCTTCGTTCTGGAGCTTGTCATGCCACTTAAAGATGCCTTGATACTTTCCAAAGAACTCTTTGAAGTAAATTTGTTGAGCAGGAGTTCCTTGAGTTCCACCATACAATGGACGGAAGGTGGAAGCTTTTGCTGCTCCTCTGTCAGTAACTTCTCCATTGTCAGAGAGGACTTTGGCAGTGTAGGCGTGAACGTCAAAACCAGATTCGACTTCGCGTTTAACTGTTTCATCAGTTGCGAGTATTCCTGC